ACGCTGATCGAGAGCGTCGAGGACAGCCTCGGCGGGCTGGCGGCCGGTCAGGTCCAGCTGCGCGCCGAATGCGGCTCGGCCTTCTTCGCCGATCTGGTCGCCCACAAGGAGGTGCGCGAGACCTACCTCAACACCGCAGCCGCCGCCGATCTGCGCGGGCGCGTGGGCGAGGAGGTCGCCTTCGGCGGCATCACCTTCCGCCGCTACCGGGGCGGCCTCGGCTTCGGCGTGCCGACCGACAAGGCGTACTTCTATCCCGAGGGGGTCGAGGGCCTCTTCGAGATCTACTACGCCCCGGCCGACACCTTCGAGACGGTGAACACGCCCGGCCTGCCGCTCTATGCGCGCACGATCCCCGACCGCGATCGCGACGAGTGGGTGCGCCTCGAGATCGAGAGCAATCCGCTGCCGATCTGCACCCGCCCCCAGGTGCTGCGTTCGGCGCGGCGGACGTGATGGGGTCCGTCGCCCTCGCGCTCGACGCGCTCTTCGCCGATCCGAACATCGGGCGCGATGCGATCTACATCGCCGATGGCGGCGCGCCGGTCCTGGTGCGCATCGTCGCCCGGCGTGCCGATACCGTCACAGACTTCGGCGATGCCCGGCTCTGGTCCGAGACCACTCGGATCGACCTGCGGGTCCTCGAGGTGGCGAACCCACGCCCCGGCGACCGCATCGAGATCGACGGGGACGCCTTCCTCATTCAGGGCGAGCCCGTCCGCGACCGCGAGCGGCTGGTCTGGACCGTCGACCTGCGCCCGGCGTGAAACTGAAGCTCGACATCGATCCCGACATCGTCGCGATGATGGCGGCGGAGGTGGCGGCAGGCGAGCGCGCCGTGTCGGCCGCGATCCGCGAGGCCGGGACCGGGCTGAAGGCCGCGTGGCGGCTGCAGATCACCGGCGCGGGCCTCGGGTTCCGGCTCGCCAACTCGATCCGGAGCCAGAACCTCCCGAGGTCGGGCGAGAGCCTGGACGCCGCGGCGCTGGTCTGGTCGAAGGCGCCGGTCATCGTGGGCGCGCATGACACCGGGCCGCTGATCCGTTCGAAAAATGGCTTCTGGCTGGCGATCCCCACGCCCGCAGCGGGCAAGTCCCTGCGCGGCGGCCGGATCACCCCAGGCGAGTGGGAACGCCGCTCGGGCTTGCGCCTGCGCTTCGTCTATCGGCGCACGGGGCCGAGCCTGCTGGTGGCCGAGGGGCGGCTGAACACGAAGGGCCGCGCAGTGGCATCACGGTCGAAAACCGGCCGCGGCCTCGTAACCGCGCCGATCTTCCTGCTGGTGCCGCAGGTTAAGCTCCCGAAGCGGCTGGACCTGGCGCGGGACGCGGAGCGGGCGCATGACGCCCTGCCGGGGCTGATCGTGGCGAACTGGGTCGAGGGGCGAACCGGATGATTACGCCCGCGCGGCGGCGCGCCCGTCGTCGCGCGCGGCACGACGGCGACGGCGCGGCTCCTCGGTCTCGCCGAGCCCCTCGAGGGCTACCGGCGCCTTGCCGGGAAACTCGACCATCAGCTTGAGCGAGCCGCCCATCGCGCGCACGTAGCTCGACAAGGTCGACAGGAGCAGATCGCTCTGGCGCTCGTACTTCGCGACGGTCGCCTGCTGGATGCCGAGGGCTTCGGCCAGCTGGACCTGCGTCAGATCCTTGGCTTTGCGCAGTTCCTGCAGGGTCAGGTATTCGGTATGGAGCCGGTCCGCCTCGGCCTCGATGCCCGCGCGACGGGCCGCATCGAGCGTGGCCAGCTTGTCCTTCAGGGTCCGTGCCATGGTCCTCATCCTTTCCGTTTGGCCAGATGGCGGTCGAACCGCTCATCGGCCCGCGCGATCAGCTGCTTGTAGAAGCGCTTCTCGCTCACGCCCGACTTGTCCCCGCCGACGAGCAGGATCGCCTGCCGGTCGGGATCGAATGCGAAGGCGATGCGCCATACGCCGTCGGCCGCGTTGCAGCGCAGTTCCTTCATGTTCGCATGCCTCGACCCGGTCAGGGTGTCGGCATGCGGTCGTCCGAGTGTCGGCCCTTCGCGTTCCAGAAGGAGCGCGCGGGCCAGGATCGCGTCCTGAACCTCCGGTGGGAGTGCGTCGAACTCCGGTTCGAACTCCTCGGCAAACGAGACGGTCCACGGCATGCGATCCTCATGTCTTGGAAGCTATATAGCCCCGAGGCATTAATTTTGCAAGAACGGCCCGAGCTGAGCGATGCCCACCCCTCGCGAGACCATCCTCACCGCGCTGCACGCGCTGCTGTCGGCGCTGCCCGCCACCGCCCTGCGCGGGGACGTACTGCCCGAACGCGTGCCGACGGCGGGCCTCCTGATCCTGCGCGACGGCGAGCCGGGGGATCCCGAGGTCACGCTGTCGCCGCTGCGCTATCACTACCAGCACCGGGCCGAGATCGAGGCGGTCGTGCAGGGTGAGGCCCGTTCTGCGCAGCAGATGCAAGGGTCCAGTGGACCCTTGCAAGGGTCGAACGCCCGTGACGCCACCTTCGACAGCCTCTGCGCTATTGTCGGTGCAGCGATTGCGGTCGACCGGACACTGGGCGGGCTCTGCGACTGGGTGGAGGCTGAAGCGCCGCGTTCGGTCGATCTGGCCGTCGACGGCGCCGCAAGCCTGAAGGCGGCGGTGATCCCGGTCGTCCTGCACTATTCCACGGCCGATCCGCTGGCCTGACCCCTTCACCACAGGAGACAACGATGGCACGAGCCCACGGGGCGCGGGCGCAGATGGCGCTTGCGTTCGAGACCGTCTACGGCACCGCGCCCGCCTCGGGCTATCGCACGGTGCCCTTTGCCAGCACCACGCTCGGCTCCGAGTAGCCGCTGCTCGCCTCGGAACTGCTGGGCCAGGGACGCGACCCGCTGGCCCCGATCAAGGACGCAGTCACCGCCGATGGCGATGTGGTGGTTCCGATCGACGTCGAGAACTTCGGCCTCTGGCTGAAGGCGGCCTTCGGTCAGCCAACGACCACCGGCACCACGCCCAAGACCCACACCTTCCAGTCGGGGAACTGGACGCTGCCGAGCATGGCCATCGAGACGGCCATGCCCGAGGTGCCGCGCTATGCGATGTACACCGGCTGCGTCTGCGATCAGTTGTCGTGGCAGATGGCGCGGTCGGGGCTGCTGACCGCAACCGCGCGGCTGGTCGCGCAGGGCGAGAACGTCGCCGCGACCACGGCCGCAGGCACGCCCACCGCGCTGGCGTTGCAGCGGTTCGGGCATTTCAACGGGGCGATCACCCGCAACGGCACGCCGCTCGGCAACGTCATTTCCGCCGAGGTGACCTGGTCCAACGGCCTCGACCGGATCGAGACCATCCGCAACGACGGCAAGATCGAAGGGGCCGACCCCGGCATGGCCGCCCTGACGGGCCGGGTGGAGGTGCGCTTCGCCGACACCACGCTGATCACGCAGGCCATCGACGGCACGCCTTGCGAGCTGGTCTTCGCCTGGAGCCTCGGGGCCAACGCCAGCTTCACCTTCACCGCGCACGCCGTCTACCTGCCGCGCCCCCGGATCGAGATCCCGGGCCCGCAAGGCATCCAGGCCACCTTCGACTGGCAGGCCGCCAAGGCCGCCAGCCCCGCCCGGATGTGCACCGCCGTCCTCGTCAACACCGTCGCAACCTATTGAGAAGGCCCGCCATGCTGACCCTCGACCTCACGAACGCGCCGCAGTGGTGCGATCTCATCCCAGGTGTGCGTGTCCGGCTCCGCCCGCTGACCACGGCGCTGATGGTCTCCGCGCGCGGCGATCCGGCGATTGCCGACTTGCCCGAGGGGGCGGCGACCGAGGAGGCGGCACTCGCCATGGCCAGGGCGCTGGCCCGGCGCGCGATCATCGGCTGGGAGGGGATCGGCGATGCCGATGGCAATCCCATCCTGCCCAGCCCCGAGGCCATCGACGCGCTTCTCGACATCTGGCCCGCCTTCGAGGCGTTCCAGACCCTGTACGTCGCCAAGGCCCTCCTGCTGGACGCGGAAAAAAACGGCTCTGCGCCCTTGCCGACTGGTCCTTCGTCGGGGGCGAAGGCTACTGCGCGGCCTGTGCAGGACCCTGTCCCGAATGCCCCGCAAGTCTGAACCGGCCCCAAACCCTTGAGGGCGCTCAGGTCTGGGACCTGGCGCAGCGCCTCGGCGGGCAGATGCGCGTCATCCCCGGCGCGGTCATCGGCTGGGACATGGGCGCGGCGCTGGCCTTGGGCGCCGCCCTCGGCATTTCCCCGCCTGCCATCGCCGAACTGCTGCCCGCCCTCGAGGCGGTGATGGTGCGCAAACTGAACTAGCTGATGGCAAGTGCTGACCGTTCTGGGATCAAGCCTTGACCTTGGGGACCAGTGTCACACCCGGCAGACCTTCGAAATGACCATCGCATGTCAGGAGGGTCGCCCCCCGCGCCCGGGCGGTGGCAAAGACGATGGCATCTGCCGTCGCAAGCTTGTGCGTGCGGCAAGCCTCGGCCGCCTCAAGCGCGATGTCGGTGTCGAGCGGGATCACCTGGCAGACCTGCGTGAAGGCGATCACCTGATCCGCCTTGTCCTCGCCGACCTCGCGGGTCAGCCATTTGGCGAGTTCCAGTTGAACCATGGTCGGCACCAGCCAGTCGGCCTGATCGGGCAGGTGTTCGGCCAGCCGGTCGCCCGTGGCCGAACCGATCAGCCATTCGATCCATGCGGAGGTGTCGACGAGGACCATCAGAAACGGTCTGTCCGGTCACGATAGTCGGTGGCGGAAGCCCCGCGCGCGAGACCCTTCAGGGCGTCGCGCTTTGGCACAGGAACCAGCAGAACACCCGTCCCCTTGGGGATGAACGCGAAGGTCAGACCGGCTTCCCAATGCTGGGCCGCCCGGATCGCCTTGGGGATCGAGATCTGGAACTTGGAAGACAGGGTCGCCGTCTCGGGCATGATCATACGCCTCCGTGATCGATACTCCTAACGTAAGAACGAGAGCCCGGAAAAGCAAGGAACACCACAATGGCTGAGAAGAAGGTCTCCGTCCGCCTTGTGGCGGAGGGCGGACGACGCGTGCGCGCCGAACTGGAAGGCATCGGCGAGGCTGGATCCCGTGGCCTCGGCCGTCTCTCCGCCGAGATGGAACTGGCCAATACGCGCCTCGCGAGCTTCGCGCGCCGGGCCGGGATCGCGCTGGCGGCGGCCGCCGCGGCGGCGGCGGCGGCCGGGGTGGCGATGGTGCGCTCGGGGCTCGCCAACATCGACGCACAGGCCAAGCTCGCGCAGTCGATGCGCACGACCGTCGAGAGCATCCAGACCCTGGCTCAAGCCGGGGAACTGGCGGGCGTCTCGATGGGCGAGATCGAGCAGGCGACGAAGAAGCTGACCACCCGCCTGTCGGAGGCCGCCAGCGGCTCGGGCGCGGCTGTCGGCGCGCTCCGGCGGCTGAACCTGACGGCGGCGGAACTGCAAGCGCTGCCGCTCGACCAGCGCATCGTCGCGATCCAGGACGCGCTGAACCGCTTCGTCCCCGAGGCCGAGCGTGCGGCCGTGGCCTCCGACCTCTTCGGCGACCGGGCGGCGCTCGCGTTCCTTCGGATCGACAGCGCCACACTGCGCGATGCCGCCCGCGACGTGCAGGATTTCGGCGTGGCGGTCAGCGCGGCGGATGCGGCGCAGGTCGAACGGACGGGCGATGCCATCGCGCGCCTCAGCCTGATCTGGACCGGCCTCGTCAACCGCCTGACCGTCGCCGTCGCCCCGGCGCTGGAAACCATCGCCACAAAGCTCGCCGACATGGCGCGCGCAACGGGGCCCATCGGGCAGGCGATCACGGCGCTTTTCGACAACCTTGTGCGGCTGGCTACCTATACCGCGACCTTTGCGGCCGTCATGGCCGGGCGCTGGGTGGCGGGAATGGCGGCTGCCGCCCTGTCGGTGCGTGGCCTCGCGACGGCACTGGTCTTCCTCCGCGGTGCGCTGATCCGCACCGGCATCGGGGCGCTGATCGTCGGTGCGGGCGAGCTGGTCTACCAGTTCTCGCAGCTGGTCGCCCGGGTCGGCGGCGTGGGCGATGCCTTCCGCCTGCTCGGCGATCTGGCGCGCGAAGTCTGGTCCCGCATCGGCCTATCGCTGGATGCGGCGCTGGCGCGCATGGCGGCCGGATGGGAGGGCCTGAAGGCGGCGGGGCTCTCGGCGCTGGAAGGCACCATCGCGCGCGTGGTCAGCTTCGGCGACCGGACGGCGGCGATCTTCCAGGGGGCCTATGATGCCGCCGTGGCGATCTGGGGCAGTCTGCCCGGCGCCATCGGCGACTTCGCCTTCCAGGCGGCGAACGGGCTGATCGCGGGCGTCGAGGCGATGCTGAACGGTGTCGTCACCCGCATCAACAGCTTCATCGAGACGCTGAACGCGGCGCTGGCGCTGCTGCCGGACTGGGCGACCGGCGAAGGCGGTGTCCGGATCGGCATCCTCGACCCGGTCGAACTGGGGCGTATCGGCAATCCCTTCGAGGGCGCAGCAACAGCCGCAGGGGCCGCAGCGGCGGACGCCTTCTCTGCAGCGCTGGCACGCACCTATCTCGAGCCGCCCGACCTCGGCCTCGGCGCAATGGCCGAGGACGCCCGCGCTCGGGCTGACGGCTATCGCGAGGCGGCCGGGATGCTGGCCGATGCCGCGGGGCGGCCGCTCGCCAGCTGGCAGGCGCTGAAGGATGCCGTCATCGGCACGGGCACTGAGGCCGAGACCGCGCTGGCGGATGCGGCTGGCGCTGCCGATGCCCTGACAGCCGGTCTGAACGACACCGCCACCGCCGCCCAAGGAGCAGGCGGTGCGGCACGCGACGCCGGAGCAGCGGCGACCGAGGGCGTGGACACCGCCCTCACTGGCTGGCAGGCCGTCACCGCCGCACTCGCCGACTACGCCGCCAAGGCGCGCGAGATCGGCGGGGACATCGGCAGCGCACTGGTCGGGGCATTCCAGAGCGCCGAGAGCGCCATTGGCGACTTCGTGAAGACCGGCAAACTCGACTTCCGCGATCTGGTCACCTCGATGATCGCCGATCTGGCCAAGCTCGCGGCGCGGCGTTTCATCCTCGGGCCGATAGCCAATGCCCTTTCCGGCGCGCTGGGCGGAGCGGGTGGCATCTTCGCCAATATCCTGCATGCGGGCGGCGTGGTCGGCGCACCCGGTCCCGGCCGGATGGTCCCGGCGCTGGCCTTCGCGGGTGCCCCGCGCATTCACAGCGGGGGCTGGGCCGGTCTGCGCCCGGACGAGGTGCCCGCGATCCTGCAACGCGGGGAGCGGGTTCTCTCTCGGCGCGAGGCGGCAGGCTACGGCCAGTCGGTTGCCTCGACCGTCAACGTCACGATCAACGCCCGCGACACCGAAAGCTTCCGCCAGTCCCGGACGCAGGTCGCCAGCGACATCGCCCGTGCCGTGTCGCTGGGCCGGAGGGGCATGTGAGTGCGACCCCGCAAGTGGGAGCCGGTTGCGGGGACCAGAGCACGAACGATGGAGAATTCTGATGGCCTTCCACGAGGTCCGCTTTCCGGACAACATCAGCCGCGGGGCGCGCGGCGGCCCGGAACGGCGCACGCAGATCGTCGAACTGGCAAGCGGGGCCGAAGAGCGCAATGCCAGCTGGGCCAATTCGCGCCGCCGCTATGATGTCGCCTATGGCATTCGCCGCGCCGACGATCTGGCGGCGGTGGTCGCCTTCTTCGAGGCCCGCAACGGCCGCCTCCATGGCTTCCGCTTCAAGGACTGGGCCGACTTCAAATCCTGCCTGCCGTCGCAGACGCCGGGGCCGACGAACCAGCCCATCGGCACCGGAAATGGGGCGGCGACCCAGTTCCAGCTCACCAAGCGCTACACCTCCGGCGCGCAATCCTGGACGCGGGCCATCACCAAGCCCGTCGCCGGAACAGTGACCATCGCCCTGAACGGCGCGCCGCAGCCCTCCGGCTGGTCGGTCTCGACCGCGACAGGCTTGGTGACCTTCACCACCGCTCCGGCCACAGGCGTCGTCATCACCGCGGGCTTCGAATTCGACGTCCCCGTCCGCTTCGACACTGACGCCCTCGATGTCACCCTCGACCTCGAACGGCTCGGGTCGATCACCTCGATCCCGCTCCTGGAGATCCGCACATGAACGACGAGACCGGATTCCTGGCGGCGGTGCTGCGCGAGCTCGCGGCCTCGACGGCGGTGATCCTCGCCGCCTGGGGTGCGCTGGGCGGGGCGACCAATGCCCTGACCACCCGGATGCGGCTGCGCGACGCGCTGCGCCACATCCTTCTGGGCGGGCTGATCGCGGCCGGGATGGGGAGCCTGTCGATGGCGCTCGTCACCGCCTGGCTCTCCCTGCCGCCGCAGGCGATCCCCGCGGGTGGGGCGGCAGGCTCGGCCGCCGCGCTCGGGGTGGGGCTCGCCGTGGGGCTTGCCTTCTGGGGCCTGGTGGCGGCGGCCGGGCTCGGCGCGATCCTCGTGCAATCTTCGGTCGCGCTGACGGTGCTGCGCTGGTTCGGCGGCGCCTACCTCATGTGGCTGGCCTGGCAATCGGCCCGCAGCGCGATCTTGCCCGAGCGGCTGCCCGAGGAGGCAACGTCGGTGGGTGACGGCAAGATGATGGTTCGGGGGCTCATCCTGAACCTCAGCAACCCGAAGGCCGTGCTGGCGTGGATTTCGGTGCTTGCCATCGGCGTCGGCTCGACGGACGGCGGTTCGGGACTGCCTGTCGTCACCGCACTCTGCGCCCTGCTCGGCCTCGCGATCTATCTTGTGTATTCTGTCCTGTTCTCCCAGGCCGCGATCCGATCGGGCTATCGTCGGGCCCGGCGGGGCATCGACGGGCTTGCCGCCGGATTCTTCGGCTACTCGGGCATGAAGCTCGTCCTGTCGCGTCCGGAAACGCCGTGACGGAATCTGCGATCCGTCTCGACATTTTTCCTCTCGGCAGACCGGGAGAGTCGATCGGACATCGCGCTGCGAGAGTGCGATAACAGCGCCGTCGGTCTCCTGCGGGTCAGTCGTCTGCCGCGGTTGGGCCGAAGAACGCACGCTTCTCCACCGATCCATCGCGCGCGAACCGCACCCATTCGCCGTGTTTCTTGCCGTCGCGGAAATGGCCGATCTGCCAGAGGTCGCCCGTCTCACGCCAGAAGCGCCATTCGCCCTGCATGACGCCCTCGACCGAGCGACCCCCGGCCTTCTTCAAGCCGGTCTTGAAGTAGTAGGTCAGGATGTCGCCCTCCTGCCGGAAGACGGGCTGGCCGTTGGCGTAATGGGTCTTGCCTTGCAT